TCCGAGCAAAAGCGAGACTTGATTACAGTGACGAGTCACAGCACCTCGTAGTAGATCTGAAAAGTGCTCAGGATGCTTCACCCTACGGATTCAAAAAAGCAGTCACACGGTATCAATACGACATCCAGGCCAACTGGTATCGAAGAGCCTATCAATCTGTTTCCGGTCACTATCCGGAGTTTTTATTTTTAGTTGTCGAAAACAGTGCACCGTACAACGTAGCTCTTTACAAACTATCCGATGAACTGATGCACAACGCAGAGTTCAAGATCAATCAAGCAGTCGAATTATACAAACAGTATCTCTCCGGAGAGATCTATAGCCAGGGATACCATGAGGACGTAATGGAGTTGTCATGAAGCAGTGCAAACTATGCCAGAAGGAGATGTCGGTAACAGCCAATAACCAGAGGTACTGTGGAGATCCTTGTACTTATAAAATGTATGAACGGAGACATACGAGGCTAAAACCTAGTAACTGTGCAACCTGCAATAGCACTTTCCAACCGAAAACGAATATCAATGTCTACTGTTCCAAAGAATGCCAGAAGGTCGGAAGCAAGAAGTTCTATCAAGATTATTTAAAGAAGAGACGAGAAGAACGTTCAATCAGATTAAAGGACAAACCAGAGAAGGTTTGTGCCTACCGGCACTGTAACCGGAAATTCAAGGATGTTCATCCAAACAAACGCTTCTGTAGCACGATCTGTCAGAGAGGGAACGAGAGAGTAGTTGAAAACGAAAAGTGGTTGAACAGAAAAAAGGTCCATTGTGCAGTATCAACTTGTTCCAAGCTATTCATTCAGAAGAACTCTAACCAGATCTACTGTAGCCATCAGTGCAAACAATTAGTCAGAAACTTTCGGGACCGAGAACGATACAAACAGAATCCGAATAGGCCATGTAGCCGATGTAAACAACGGGTTCTATCAAAGAATTCCAAGGCGAAGATTTGTGATCGATGTTCCAAGGATCTTCAGCAGATCAAGATGAACCGACAGAAGTTCAATACACCGGAATCCGACATCATCTTTGAACCGGAGAGCAATGACTTCTTCAGCAGTCCTTGGACCCGTTTACAGAAAAGACATTTCATCGATCTGGAACCGACAGACTCTTCCGTAGAGTCCTCGGATTTTAAGGATCAAATTCAAAACTATCTGAAGAAAGGAGGAAAGATTACGAAGCTATCAGTCGGTTTCTGTCACTCACCCATTACGATGGAGCAGTAATGATGACCCTGGACAAAGCTAAATCACTGATGAAAGGACCGAATTATATGGAGGAAATGGTCATGGAGACACTCAAAGCCTCTGATCTCTCGTTAATACCGGAGAAGATGGAAGTAGATTGGGACGATGAAGAACTACTGGAAGCCTTCCAGATTGCTCAGTCACAGATTCATTTGAAAAATTATCGTCTAGCGAATTCCGTTCTCCTTTTTTGTCACCGACTTCTCAAGGAAAGATATGAGTGAAAACATTTTAAAGATCACAGAAGACCTAACGACTTCACTGGATACCCAGGAACTCGACAAGGCACTAGCCAAGGTCAAAGAAGAGATGAGTGCTCTCGTAGAAAAGGACGGAACGAATCCCCATTTCAGAAACAGTTTTACTTCTCTGTCCGCACTACTGAAAACAGCAACTCCGGTACTCGCTAAACATGGACTCTCGCTACAGCAGCATCCAACGAGTTCTAAACTGGTCTCCAGACTGTCTCATTCATCAGGTCAATGGATCGTATCAGAGTATTCGTTGCCAACACACAAAGATGATCCCCAGGGAGACGGTTCAGCAATCACATATGCACGGAGGTACTGTTACCAGAGCATTCTGGGTCTAGCTGGAGACATGGATGACGATGGGAATGCCAGTATACCAATCAGTGCTGGTCCTCCGATGCCGAGAACCGGAGTGAAACGATGATCGAAGGATATCTGGAAGACATGATCATGGAAAGAAAAGTCGGAGTCTCTCTACAAGAGATTCAGAATCTTTATAGCGTGATGACTTGGCAAGTGTATCTGCGATTACTCCAGGAAGACAGAAGGGACTCGGTTCCGGCTGATCTAGTGGAAGCTGCAGAACGTTATGTCATTGCTTTTAACGACTGGGATCAACAACGAAATCTAGAGGACTGAATGTTACCACAACTATCACTCGTGGAAGATGATTTTCTATCAACAATTCGCAAGGTTTCCAGAGATGGATACTGTCGATTACACATTGATCCAAGTGACGCAAAGTCTTTACTGGTAAAAAACACGAACAACCGGAAACTCCGACAAACCGTAGTCGATTACTATGCGAATGAAATGATCAATGGGAATTGGGTAGACAACGGAGATCCGATCCGGATTGCACGGTCAGGACGGTTACTGAATGGACAGCATCGGTTATCTGCACTGGTCAAGGCAGGAGTAACGCTACCGTTTCATTTTCTATCGAATCTATCAGAAGAATCTTTTGAGCAGATGGACAATGGAGCAAAGCGAACACTGCAGGACAACCTTGATATCGTCTCGGATCATGTATCGATTCTCAATGGGATTTATCAGTTAAAAGAAGGAGTGATGCAACGGAGGAGAATCGGACCATCTCAGATCAAATCGGTAGTGACAGATGAGATCATCGAACTGATGGAAGAGATGCCGAGGACAAAGAGACGGTTTATTCGTAGTCAGTACGTCAAAGCAGTGACAGTGACTTGTGTTCTCATTGGGGAACCAAAGGAAAGAGTTTTTAGTCGATACGAGAACATCATCACGATGACCCCAACAAATTCACTGGAACTGAACTTCAATCGGTGGCTTACCAACAATCTTACTTATAAAGGAGCACGGGTCAGTCATTACTTCTCAATTTCTCGGTTGGTTCCAGCCTTCTACAAGTTTTATACGAGCATGGAATCCGATAGGCAATTTCGATTGGGAGAGGATGAATCCAAGGAGATTCTGAAATCTCTCTCTGTGTATCTGAAAGACTATTACAGATCACTGAATCACCCGTAACCAGAATCAGACAGGGTATAGCCAGTGGGCCTTCCTCCCTAAATAAATGGTCCGAATTCATTACTGGTTAATCAATACGAGAGTTCCGCATTTCTCTACGATGACCCTGTCTCCCACACATGGAGTAGCAATGGATGCAACACTTCGATTTTCTGTTTTCCTCACGTTGGCCTCACTAGCTTTCTTGCTACTGACTCCAGCGATCATCAATTCTATTAACTTCTGGACCAAAGTGTTCAGCCATTTCTAGGAGATCAATGAGAAAGATCGTACAGATCAGTACGAGCCACCAGAGTGGTTATGAGGAGGAAGTATCAATCTTTGCTTTATGTAATGACGGAACTCTCTGGTACACGATCTGTGGGACAGATCACGTTAATATCGGTGCTCTACTACCGGATTCTTGGACTTTAGTTGCAAACGTGCCTCAAGATTTCATTGAGGACGACGAGTTGTTTACACAAAATGGTTATTAGGAGAAATCTATGGACTTAGGATTTTCAATCGAAATCGAATACCCGAAAGAAATGATTCAGACCTCTCCGTTGCCCCCAGGGGAGCATATGGTCGAGATTCAATACATCGGTAGCAAACCAACGAAATCCGGTGGCTGGATGCTGAACATGAAGTTAGCAAACGATCATGGACATGTCTGGGATAATTTCAATGTTGGTCATGCTAGTGAAACCACTCGTCAGAGTGCTCAGAAGAAACTGGGAAGAGTAGCCCGTTGTAGTGGTTTGGAAGGATCGTTCAGTAATACGGATGACCTGTTGAACCGATCAGTTGTCGTAGAACTCGGATTGAATCAGAACGGGTACATCGAAGTGCTCAAGTACAAGGAAAAGTTATCCATGGTTCCGATGGATACTGATGACGATGAACCTGAGTTTTGAACTACCTTTTCCTCCCTCGGTAAACACCTACTATCGGAGCAGTTTCCGGAGTAGATCGGTTTATCTGTCAAAAAAAGGACGGGAATTTCATCAACTAGCGTTAGTTGGTCTCATGGAGTTAAGCGATGCAGGAACATCCGATACTCTACTCCCGTCCTTCCCCACAGAACGTCTCAGAATCCACATAGAACTGATTCCTGGTGATCGTAGGTCTTTTGATATCGATAACCGAGTCAAAGCGATCTTAGATGTTCTGGAGGGACATCTGTTTGTCAACGATAGTCAGATCGATGAACTGGAAGTAATCCGAAAACCAATGGACAAAGGGAAGGCACGATGTCGAGTAACGATCTCCGTGATCAAAGAGCAATTGAATTTCTGAAGAGACAGGGAATTCAGAGACCAGAAGTAGAAGAGGAAAGTTTTCCAGCAGAAGTGGAAGTAGTGGTTCCAGAACTGGACTATCCTCCAGGATTTTTGGGAGAACTGGCTGAAATGATCTGTGACAGTGGCTACAAACGACAGAAGTTGTTATCGATCTCTGCAGCTTCGGTCATCATCAGTTCTTTAGTTGGACAACGGATCAAGTCACAGTCCGGAATGAGAGCAAATATCTATTGTTTGTCTGTAGCACCGACTGCTGCCGGAAAGGAACATGGTCGGAGAATGATCGATAGATATCTCGTTGCGGCTGGAGCAGATTCAGTGATTGCTGGAGATGAAATCAGTAGTGATGCCGGAGTAGTCGATCAGTTATCGAATCAGCCACAATTACTTTTTCTGTTAGATGAATTCGGAAAGTTTCTGAAACGAACTCAGTTGAGTAGTAGTTCTCCGTATCTCGTTGGCATTCTGGAGCTATTGATGAAACTCTATGGCCTTTCTGACGGAACCTACAGAAGCGGTTGGACAAAGACCGATGGAGGACGGAAGGTGATTCATCAGCCTCATGTAACGATCTATGGAACGAGTACTCCAGAGCAATTCTGGCCACTAATGAACGGGGATCTGATTAGTAATGGATTTCTGAATCGATTCTGGATCTTTGAAAACCGAGAGGAATCACCGGAGGAGCAGAACGTACAAGAACCTGTTTTGAATCAATCGATGGTCCAGCAATTAAAGAGACTGTATTCTTTACCGAGGGTTTCGATGGGAGAAGATGCTACGATTCCAATGCCCCAGGTGATTACGGCTACAGAAGCAGCAAACGAGGTACTACGGGAAGCACAGAAGCGCTGGAAGGAAGAATCACAGAATCCGGTAAACAAAGCCAGAGATCTTTGGAAGAGAGCAAACGATATGTGTCGGAAAGCTGCACTTCTGGTCGCTATCAGTGGGTATCAGTATCAGTTACCGAATGTCACCGAAGAGCACATGCGGTGGTCCGTGGAACTAACGAACTATCTGTGTCGGAACGCAAGTCAACGAGCATCCGGTGAAATGGGAGAAACCAGACATGAACAGAGGATCAACAAGATCTATCAGAAGATTTCCGAGAAACCGGATGGGATCAGTAACCGAGACCTAGCGAGAGCAACACCACATCTACCGAAGGGATATCGGGAGCAACTGGTACTACAGTTACTGGAAACAGGACTGATTGAAGAGTCGATGATCTTAGGTGGGAAACGAGCATCCCGTGGTTATATCGCTAAGTGTCATTAGTGTCATTAGACAGTTAATGCCATGAAGACAGTAAGCAAACCCAGTAAACATCAGGGTTCTAGCGATTTGACCAAATTAAGTGTCATCAAAGATAATGACAATAAGGCAATTTTACCGTGTTTTTCCGGTAATTTTCACTCTCTATACAGTACTAATACAGTACTACAGTAAGTAAAGTTCTTTTTTCCGAACCGTGCTGATCTGGAAGATACCATGGAAACCGGAGTTCTGTCAATCACTTTTGATCAAAAAAAATCACAGTCTCACATTTGGTCGATCAGCCGTAGCTTCTTGGATCAAAGCATCGTGAAGTTTCGGAGGAGAAACAAAAAGTCTCATGTCCAAAGATCCCTGATGATACATCATCCTCATGAGCAACATTGTAGTCTTCACTGTATGTGGAACAGGGTTCTGTCCGGATTCAAACAAGGTAATGTTTACTCTGGTATAACCGAGTACGTCTGATAGTTCCTGCTGCGTGAATCCGAGTTCTGTTCTAATTCCACGTAACCATTCCCCAGGACTTTTGTCTCCGAAGAAATCTTCATCGGTCATGGTCTGTAGACAATCGGTTGAAGCAATCAAAGGTTTTTTAGCCATAATTTTTGCGGTCCTGAGCGGAAGTGAGAATTTTTGCGGTCCTGAGCGGATCAGAATCAAACCGAATGCAAACGGAATACAAGATCAAACGGGTCAAATCGGTTTCAAAGCTACAAATTGCAAGTAAAATTACAATTATGTTCAGATCTGTTCAGATCAGGAGATATTCCAAGGGTATGCTTGACTAGTCTTGAAACAGAAAAACGGACTGACGGAAGATCTGAGAATCGATAGATGATAGTTTCGGGAGATACCAGGAACAAAGCACAAAAAAAAGGACAAGCTCCGGAGAACTTGTCCAGGATAGGTTCAGATCAGTTTATCGGTTTAACCATTCATCAAATGAAAGTGGATTCTCCGAAGTATTTTCTAAATAGATCTGATATCGGTCTTCCAGACTTCCAGAAACTTTCATTCTATCGTTTTCTAGCTGGTTTCTGATTTGGTCCAGACTTGTTCCGAATGCTTCCAAATCGAATTGACGACAATTTTTTTGTGTATATGGACAAGGCATGTTGTTCCTTAGTTTGGATAGTGTTTTAAATAGTTCTGCATCGCAACTTGATCAGTAAAACGGATACCAGCACCATGAATAGCATCTTGTAGAAAATGCCATAGCTCAGGAGGTCCGGACCAAATCACGATCCCTTGATCTGTCACAAAGAATTTTCCTTGTTTCCAGGAAACGGTCACGACTCTCATAATACAAAACCAGTTTGATCTAGTTTTGCAGATCCCTTGGCGAATGCTCCGCCAATTGTAGAAACTTTGCCTAACCACCATAGATCAGTATCATCCTGGTCCAGTGCTACATGATACCCCCAGTATTTTTCTGGAATATCCTTGCGATATCTCCAAACAATATTGACGTTTCCACCTTGTTCTAAAAACAGTTTGCACAGTTCCTCGTTGTTTTCCTTCCGTGAAAAGATCAAATCGTAATTAGCTGGAAATCTACCTTCCAAGTATCTTTGGAAACGTTCCGGTCTAGCTGTATAATCATAAAATCTAAGCTTTCTTTGGAACATTTCCGGATTTTGTAATTCCCAGGCAATATCCTGCAGAACGTTCGGTCTAACGAATATCGTTTTCTTTTGCTTCTTTTGTTTCCTTTCGAGTGCATCCAGTTCTGAATTCATCTTGGCTAAAAATTGTTTCCGTTGTTCAATGAATAGCCGTGCCTTGCGTATTCGTGCCTTCCGGACGTTCTGAAATTTTCCCCTACCTTGGAACATTAAACATGCCTTGCGGCATCCTTCTGAACTACCAGGACAAAGATTATATCCGGATTCATCTGCAGGTGCTAAAGACAGTCCAGCTACCAAGATGTCATCGGTTACTGTTTTATCCAGTTTCGCATTTCCTGCAGTACTGAATAGTTTTATTGTTTTCCAATCAACAGAATCTAGTTGGTCTTCAATAGTATTGAACCCTGTTTCGATTAATTGCTTGCTCATGATACCTCTTTATTTGTTTTTAAAATTTCGGCGCTTTTTGACATGGACCGATCAATAAACTCTGGAAACTGATTTGCTACAAATTCATCGGGATTGATTCCGTAGTAGCTAGCCCGTTTCGTGACATACCCATTTTCTACTTTGTGGAATAACCACCTGGAATAGTCATGATTGACATACGTCAGAAGCTTTACGCTAACGTCAATGAAAGGTCTGCTCTGAAAAGCTTTTGAAAATAGTTTCATAGTGCCTCTGAAAGGTCTGGGGTTCTGTCATCTGTTTCAATATCAAACAAGGTCCGTTGCAGTCTTTGAATCTTCCGGAACTTTGCTAGTTCTACTGCAAAGACTTTCCCTGCATAGGTCCATTCATCATCAGTATCCAAGTGCTCTGCGAGCACTTTCAAACAAGCTACAATTTCCAGTTTTTTGTCCTGGGAGACGTTTAGTTCTCGTTTGGTTAAATCTACTGCCATTTTTCCTCGTTATTGTTTGTTTGGTGAACAGGTAAAGATCTTGCCCTCTTTGAGAAAGTAACAGAGGAGCTTTGATTGGTTCCGATGCCATATGACTTGATAGGTCTCGTTTAAGTTCGGCTGGTAGAAACTTCGGACCTTGTGAGCTTCTCCGGACCTGATGAGCTTCCGTGCATGTTTTGCCGTGATGATTTCCATTTGTTCCTCGTATATAAGGTAGAAAAAAACTGATTTGAATTAATCAGTCAAATAACCCTCACATGTTCTAATTTAGAACACAAGCACTTTTTGATCACTTTTGATCATTTTTTTTTGGTCTTTTGCTCAGGGTCCAGGCATTTGCTCAGGTTATATCATATATCGTATATGATAGTTGCAATGATAGTTGGGGGATCAGGTTGAGAAACAAGCTGGGAAACAAGCTGGAAAGCAATTTTCCGGATCAAAACTTGACCATCTGGACTTGCCCGATCCCTTCCATTACTTCCGTTTTTTATCACTGATAATTTATCAGAAACTTATAAGTCACTGATTTTATTGACTACTGTTCCTGTTTTATAAGTTCCATACCATCAATTAGTGAACATATCGATGATAGTAAAACACTGAATCGCAATTAAACCACCGATCTGGTCCTCGTTTTCTCCCTGGTTCAAAAGGTATGGGGGGCACAAAATCGGCCCTTGGTCTGTGGTAGGTCATCCCCTTCCCCCACACGGGGGGAGTTTTTACTAGACGGTCTGATCAAAACTGATATAAATTGATCAAAAGGAGAAACATGAAAGACCCCAGACACCGAGTCAAGCAGAGAGACATTGAGATCAAGGAGAAGTTCGGAAAGATTCAGTGTGCTCCGATGGGTGCTCTCTGGTCTCAGGGCAAAGCGGCAGGTTTGACAGTCAAGAAGTTATCGGACAAGTCCGGACTTCCGGCCAATACAATCCGTGAGATGAACAGGAAATATGGGGAACTGGTGGAACTGCAGGTCCGAGCGAATCTCGGAGAGATTGCGGTCGATGCGTTACAGAACATGGTTGATCTGGCGTTCACTGCAGAAGATGAGAAGACTCGTTTCAATGCAACCAGAGACCTGTTGGACCGAGCAGGGTTCAAGCCGAAGACCGAATCGCACATCACTCAGGAAGTGATCAAGCGGTCACCGAAGGAGATTGAAGAGGAAGCGAGGAAGAAGTTAGGCAACGAGTTAGCCGAGAAGTTACTCGGACTGTCCTCGATAGAGGATGCAGAGATTGTAGAGACGTAAACGTTCATGGGCTTTGTTGGACACCACGGTCCGCACTCGGTAGTCGAGCCATCTTTTCGGCAGAGCGAATCTGTTGGAGGTCCATGGGCAAACCGATAATCAATAGTTCAAGGTGTTGTAAGGTGCGTCTCTTCAAATTTTGTAATGACTGTAATTATCGAATTCTTTGTGAACGTTATCGGAGATGTTGGAGTGGCAACGTACCAGGGGAAAAAGGTCAGTCTGAACAAACCGTTTCGGACACCGAAGGAAAAGAAGAAGTTCGCAGTCTATGTGAAGAACGATAAAGGCAATGTGATCAAGGTCCGTTTCGGAGATCCGAAGATGAGCATTAAATCGGGCCAACCAGATCGCAAGAAAAGCTACTGTGCTCGCAGTGGTGGGATCAAAGGAAAATCAGATCGGACTTCAGCGAACTACTGGAGTCGGAAGATGTGGAACTGCTAAGGAGCAATTATGCACAAGGGATCGAAGCACGGACTCTATCACAACATTCACAAGAAACGGAAATCTGGGAAGCCCATGAGGAAGAAAGGAGAGAAGGGAGCACCTACCGACAAAGCATTTAAACAAGCAGCAAAGACCGCAAAGAAAAGGAAGAAATGATGTACGGAAAAAAGAAAACGTCAAAGAAAGCGTTCAAACCGTGTGCAACGTGTCCGTCACCGAGCAAGTGCAAGATGGCAGGTAAATGCTTGAAAAAGAAAAAATAGTAGTTGAGGCTCTAGAACTCCAGAAGGAGTACGAGGAAGCCAAGAAGTTCAACAAGCTATTATCTTACGAACCGTATCGGTATCAGGCGGAGTTCCACCGGAGCAGGGACGATTCTGGGAATCAGGCACGGCAACGTTGTCTGATGGCTGGAAACAAGGTCGGGAAAACGTTCTGTGGTGCAGCAGAGATGGCATATCATCTAACGGGACTGTATCCGGAGTGGTGGGATGGCTGGAGGTTCGACAGACCGATTCAAGCTTGGGCCGCAGGACAGAGTCACTATGCAACGAGAGACATTGTTCAGTGCGAACTTCTCGGAACTCCAGGAGATCCGGATGCACAGGGAACAGCAGCCATTCCGAGAGAATTGATTCTATCGACAGAAAGAAACCCTGGGGTTCCCAATGGGATCGGCATGGCGTTGGTCAAGCATGTCAATGGAAAGAGCAGACTCCAGTTCAAATCATATGACAGTGGTGCTTCTGCCTGGATGGGAGTAGCCGTAGACGTAGTTTGGATGGACGAGGAACCACCACAGGACATTTACTCGCAATCTCTTCGTGCATCATTGAAGAACGGGGGTCCGGTCTATCTCACGTTCACACCGGAACGGGGAGTAACCGGAGTAGTTCAGAACTTTTTGAATGATCGAAAGCCTTCGCAGCAACTGGTGACTGCTTCCTGGGACGATGCTCCGCATCTATCTGAAGATGTGAAACAGGAAATTCTCTCAGCGTTACCGTTGCATGAGCGTCAAATGAGATCCAAGGGAATTCCGGTACTTGGAAGTGGACAAGTCTTTCCGATTGCAGAGGAATCCTTTTCGGTCAGAGCCTTTGAAATTCCGGAACACTGGCCGAGGATCTGTGGAATCGACTTCGGGTTCGACCATCCGACTGCAGCAATCTGGGTAGCCTGGGACCGTGACACGGACACAGCTTATCTCTATGACAGCTACTGTCAGTCCGGTGCAGCGATGTTGCAACATGCCGAAGCAATCAAACTCCGAGGAAACTGGATTCCGGTAGCTTGGCCTCATGACGGGAGCATTCATGACAAGGGCAGTGGACATGCCTTAGCCGATCAGTATCGCAGAGCCGGAGTCAATTTCTTGGGTTCCCACTTTCACAATCCGGAAGGCGGAATTGCTGTCGAACCAGGAATCATGGCGATGATCACAAGGTTTCAAACAGGCAGACTGAAGGTCTTCGATCATTTGCAGGACTGGTACAAGGAATACAGAATCTATCACCGCAAGGACGGAAAGATTGTCAGAAAGAATGATGACCTGATGTCCGCAACCCGTTATGCCGTTCAATCTCTTCGGTATGCCACGATCCGGACCTGGAGACCCAGAGCAGAGGTAGCCGAGGGATCTTTGTCAGATCGCACTTTTGACCCTTTCAACCATTGGAGAGCATGGCCAGAGGATACAACCCCGTCTCCCGTGTGGAGGAACTGAGACAACGTTTTGAAACAGTCCGGCAACAAGGACTTTCGGCACAGCAGTCGTACCAGCAGGACTATCCTCAGTATCGAAGTGCCTACGATGAAGCAGTTGCCTTTGAACCCCAGGTTCGGAGTGCCTACGATGCTTTTCAAGCGAACAAGACTCAGGCTCGTCTGGATGCTTACAACGCACTGTTATCGACTTACGAGGGTCTCCAGGCCAATTACAAGGCATACGAACCGACCCTTCAGCAGTACCAGACCACGATGCAACAGAGTGGCGCAGAGCTAGACCAGATCAACGAGGTGCTTCCGTCCTTATTGAAACAGATTGAAGTGGAACGAGATCCGAGAAAACAGGGAATTCGCAGAGACTATCAGCAGAGCATTCTGACTTCTACCGTCCGGAGTCCTTCAGCCATCCGATGATTGAAAAATGTACTTTAGCCGATGTAGATGCCTTGATGGCAGATCTCCGGAACATGTATGTCGAAATGGCTCCTTTCGGAAAGATGGATGAGGCCAAGTGTGTGGCCTTTCTATCAGACAGTATTCAGCACCATGTAGTTCTGAAGAAGACCGAAGACGAAAAACTATTGGGACACATGGGTCTTAGAGTCGAAAGCCACTGGTACACGAATGATGCGGCACTTTATGAATA